TCTATCTGGCAAGGATATAGATTGCGCAGCCTTAGATGCTTTGTTCGACATAACTTTTAGCTGATTAATATATGAGGCATACTCGTTTTCCTTCGCTGTACCTGAAGATAAAATAGATGCATCTTTAACCAGATCAAGAACAGGAGTTTCAACTTGGACAGGAACTTTAACTAGAACTTTCTTCCCATCTTTCCCAACTACAGGTTGGCTGACAGTTTTGGTTCTAGGCTTTCCCGACTTGGTGTACAGTTGATTCCCATCTGAGTCAGTTAATGGGACTTTAACTTTCTCTTTCTTGTAAGCTGTCTTAGTCTTAAGACTTCCATCACGATACTTCTCGAATCCACTAACAACAGTTGAGTCAGCTCGAGTGACAAGTGTAGAACCACCAACACTCTTTCTGCCTTTCTTAACTGTTCCGGTTTCAGGATCAAAGTGAATAGACTCACGCATTTGGTACTTGTTTCGAAGTGCACTAATGTGGTTGTCTTCTGCTGACTTGCGCCAATCAAGGTCATGCTTTTCAGAATCAATGATAACCATTGAATGACGAACAGCCTGAGTGAGTTCAGAAACTGAAGCCCTTTTAATTGTCATGTCGGCAATCAAGTTAGATACTTCGCCCATCTTATGCTGCTTAGTAACAGGGTCAATCTTCTTTGGAGCACCAGCTTTAGAACGATCAATAGTGTAAGTATTTGGGTCAAAGTCCTTGAGTCCTTTAAGACTAGGACTTGACTTAATCTGCTTCTTATTGTTCGGGATGACATACACAGCATCGCCATCAAAGTCAGCACCAGATAGTTTGTGTGCAACTGAAGGATGAATCCCAATTGCATCTAGTGCATTGCCAAGTTGCTTCTTTGGAACAGAAGACTTGTTGTTGACCGTAAGCTCAGGGATTTCAAATGTTCCGGCATGAGGATAGCGAATAAGCACGACTCGTTCACCATTCTTATAGTCTGGAGCATAGACTTCATTTGGCTTCATCTCTGGATAAGGCATAAGAACCTTGGCTTTAGTTCTAGGAAGACCCATAACTTTGAGCTCTTTCTCTTGAGATGAGATACTATCTGCATAGTCTTCAAGAAGCTTCTTACGAACCACAGGATTGTTAAGTGCAAGCAGTTCATCGAGTTCTTTCTTTCTAGACTTTGCAGTTTCACCGATTCGGTCTTTAATAAGACTTAGAGGCTGCTTAGAAAGGAACTGAGCTGAGAACTTCGAGCCGTTCCAAGAGTCCCATGTGCCTTCTTCATTGACAATGTTAAACTTTCCTCGTTGAGCAATGATTCTTGCACCAAACGGATTAACACTGTTGTCTTTAAGCGCTTTAAGAACCTTTTCCTTAGGAGTTCCAGATTCTTTGTTGGTATTAAAGACCAAGTTCTTACCTTTCGGAAGGTCGTCAGAGTAGACAGCCATGCCTTTAAGATAATGAGTACCATTAACTGCGATACGAACTTGAGCATACTTTGCAGACCCAAGATCAAGACCTTCGACACCCGGACGAACTTGGATAAGGCCGTCTCGGTCGACGCCTCCTTTATCGCCATAGCGAATGCCGACTTCGGCCCATGAAACACTCTCTGGTTTGTGAAGTTTTTCATAAGTTTGGCCTCCATCAGTGCTCTTCTTGTTAGGAGGAGCAACTTCATCTTTGTGCTTCTTTACAACATCATAGTCCTTCTCTTTAGTAAGTACCTTGACCGTAGTTCCTTTTGAAGGGTCATTAAGCCGAGGTGCATACAAATTGTGGACCGTGTAACCTTCTTGTTCCAATTGAGCAACGGCTACATTAAGCTTTTGACGAGAAACACCTAATTGAAGCTCAACACCAGGACCAACGTCCAAATATGGAGTCTCTTTAAGTGTTTCCTTAAGCATCTCTGAAGTATTCTTTAATTGCTTTTGCTTAATAGTATCAGCATTCTTCAAAGTGTAACGAACAGTAGGTTCAGGAACGCCCATGTCTCTAGCAATTTCAGAATAGTTCATTCCTCGCTTTTTACGACTTTCAAGGCCTTCCATAAAGACTTTCTTACGCTCATTGACAGCAATGGTCTTTGCTGCACGAAGTTGGGTCGAGCTGGAATATCCGAGCATCTTGTAGATCTCAGTTTCCTTGTATCCCTTATCTTTTAAATCATTGATGTCATCTAAAACATCACGATTTCTTTGATGCGGATCCTTGCCACTGCCCCAAGGGTAACGACCGGACCTACGAGGCATACCTACATGTTGTAGAATATCTCCTTCAATGGTCATCGACCATCACCACCTTACTGTAAAGTTTCTTGAGTCTTTCGAATAACTTTGTCGAACTCTTGGATCTTGTCCATAATGTCCTGAATGTCTTCAGGCATGGGACTAGACTCGGTCCACTTATTGCCTTGATACAAACGCTCTACAAACGTAACCTTCTTAGGATCTACATCATACTCCAAACAGAACAGAGCTGAGTAAATGTCTAATTGGTCGAAGTGGACTACAGGACCATCACCAGTTTTCAGGTCATGGATCCGAAGTTCCCCATCTTGGAAACGAATCGCATCAGCGGTACCAAAGCAATAGTCTGAGTAGTACAGAACTTGCTCAGATGACATGTTAAAACCAATGGCATCGTTAACAAATAAGTTCAAAGCCTTCTTCAAATTAGCAAGCTTAACACGATTCTTAATCGACATGGATGCAAGGAGGTGAAGTTGAGTACCCTGTTCTTTCTTAAGGCTGTTCAAATACACCTGCTGCATCTTTTCAGGAGTATAGTTCAGCCACGAATGGCTACTTGCTCCGATGAACGCGTGCTTTCCTTCTAGGTTGTAGTGATCGTTCCATTGCATCTAATATTTCCTCCTCATTCTCTGGATAAACAAACGCAGAGAACACACCTTGACTATCGAACCACTCAACATAGTAGTCTTGATTAGGCTGGTGTGGCGCTTTAGGTCCAGTTTTAACTTCGAGCATTGCATAACGATCTCCGTTAAACACAACGAGGTCTGGAATGCCTTGCATGTAATTTGGGTCATTCTTAAGAACCACTGAACGTGGGAGCAAAGAGTGTATTCTTTGAATTAGACCCTTCTGATAATCCCGTTCCTGCAAAACGCATAACTCCTTTGGCCCAAGCAGACTCATTGAACTTCTTCTTTTTCTTAATTGCATTGAATACTGAGCGATCAATAGGCGACTCTGATTGCAAGAAGTAATACTTCAAATGAGTGTAGCTGGTATTTACTCGATCGATTCTTCCTTCAGCTTGTTCCATCATCTTGTACGAATAGTTTGGAGAGTAGAAAATCATGGAGTCAGTCGTTGTGCAATTCCAACCTTCTGCCCCCGCAGTGTACTGGACAATGTAGACCCAATGCTCCCCGGTAGGGACGGACTGGTGCTTGTGCCCCGACCATTCGGCATAGGTAAGTCCAAGCTTGGTAATTGATTGAAGGAGAATGTCTCTTTCATAGTCATAGTTGTAGAAGACGATCGGGCGGTCAATGAACGCAAGTAAGCGCTCCAGTTGTTCAACACGTCCTTTGCTAGTTGAAACAAGTTTCCGAGCAAACTGAGTATACTCGCCCGCACCTTTGAAAGGTTTGCCCGTATCCGGGTTACGTTTGAGGTTCTTTGCCCACATGTACTTTTCTTTGTTGTACCCTGCGACAATATCAATTCGCTCCCTTTCTGTCTTTCGAACCATGTGCATTCCTACTAGAATACTTTTTCTGTAATTTTGTAATTTAGCTTGATTGTGGTAGGCTTTGACTCTGGGATACTTAGCAAAGCGGTCGTACTCAACATGCTGGTTAATAAAGTCAGTCTTGTTTTTGTACCATCCATTGGCAATGAACAAAGTCATGTAGTCGTCCCATCGATCACCTGGAGTTCCTGTGAGCATAACCCACTTGTTAGAATTCCAAGCAATCTTGATCATCGACAACGACCATGTTCCATAGCCTACTGCACGCTGCTCATCAAAGATAAAGAATGCGTTTGAAATGTCAACGTACTCTTTAATGTTGTTCCATGAGTCAACAGTAAGCTCGGTAATGCCAACAACTCCTGCTTCTTTTTCCCAGTCTCCAGTATCACGCTTCTTGGCAGTAGTAATGACGTACAACGGCAGGTGACCATAATTCTTTTTGTAAAATACTAATGCCGTGAATGTCTTTCC